AAGTCACAGGTTTCAACTATGAAACTAGAAGAACTCGAAGCGAAGTTAGGATATAAGTTACGGTAAATCCCTTTACTTTTGTTATGTTTTATAGTATAGTAGTATTTGATAATGAGGGATTTACATGAAATTTTATACATGCGCACACCAGTATGGTTCCAAGGTTTTAGTCCGTGGAGTGCATAATGGTGTGCGTTTTACCAAGAGGGCAGAGTTCTCCCCGACTTTATATGTGAAGTCAAAAGAACCCAGTAAGTTTAAGTCTCTATACGGAGAGGACTTACAACCTGTAGAATTTGCCAATAACAATGAAGCAAAAGAATTTGTCCAGACATATGGTCAAGTAGAGAACTTTCCAATCTATGGTCAAACTAATTATGGGTATCAATATATTACCCATACATATCCTGGAGAAATCCAGTGGGATATTACCCAGTTAAACATTCAGACTATCGATATTGAAACTTCTTCAGAGCACGGGTTTCCTGATGTTCAAAATCCGATCGAAGAAGTTCTCCTGATCACTGTTAAGAATCTCATCACTCGTCAGATTATCACATTCGGTTGTGGCGAGTTTAATGATAAGTGCGAGGAAGTCGAGAATCTTCGTACCCAAGGCAACAAGTTCTTGTATGTCAACTGCGATAATGAACGAGATCTTCTACAGAAGTTCGTTCGTTTCTACACTGAGAATTATCCTGACATTATCACAGGTTGGAACTGCGACCTTTTCGATATTGCATATCTAATCTCTCGAGTTGAACGGTTGTTCTGCTCCGAGGATGATACAACCATGAAGAAGAAGTTCTCTCCATGGGGTCTTGTGCGTCGTAAGAACGTAACAATCATGGGTCGTGAACATGTCTCGTATGACATCACTGGTGTCGCTATCATTGATTACATCGATCTCTATAAGAAGTTTACCTATGTTCGTCGGGAAAGTTATAAACTTGACTACATTGGTGAAGTGGAACTCGGTCTTAAGAAGATGGAAAATCCATATGACTCTTTCCGAGAATTCTACACCAAGGACTGGCAGAAGTTCGTAGAGTATAACATTCGAGATGTTGAGATCGTTGATGCTCTTGAGCACAAGATGAAGTTGGTTGAATTGATTTTGACGATGGCATACGATGCTAAGTGCAACTTCAATGATGTATTCTCTCAGGTTCGGACTTGGGATTGTATCATCTATAATCACCTTCATAATCAGAATATTCAGATCCCTCAGAAGAAAGAGAGTCGCGGTCGACAGATTGAAGGTGCGTTTGTTCAGGAACCAAAACCTGGACAGTACGACTGGGTTGTTTCATTCGATGCGACCTCGTTGTATCCGTCAATCATTATGCAGTATAATCAGTCGCCCGAAACATTCGTCGAGGGTCATGTGAAAGACACGACAGTCAACGGATTGTTAGAGGGTAAGTATGATCTTGGTGATCTACAGACTAACGATTGCACCATGACTGCAAATGGTTATTGTTATACTCGAGAAAAGCAGGGTAAGTTTCCCGAGATTGTTCAGAAGTTCTTCGATGACCGACAGCGTTATAAGAAACTGATGATTGCTGCCGAAAAAGAATATGAAATCACTAAAGATTCTCGACTTAAGAATGACATTTCAAAGTATAACAACTTCCAGATGGCAAGAAAGATTCAGTTGAACTCACTGTTCGGTGCGTTGGCAAATGAATATTTCCGATACTATGATGCTCGCATTGCCGAGGGTATCACTATGACTGGTCAGTATATCATTCAGAAAGTCGGCACAGCACTTGATGTTTATCTCAATAAGGTCGTAGGAACAAATGGACACAACTACTCTTTCTACAGTGATACTGATTCTTGTTATATTTCCTTGGACCCTCTTGTTCGTAAGTATTATGGCAATCTATCACGCGATAAACTCATTGACGTTCTCGATAAAATCTGCGAAGAGAAAATCACAGAGGCAATCAACCAAAGTTGCGATCAACTTGCGGACTACACGAACGCATTTCAAAAGAAAATTATATTCAAACGCGAGGCAATCGCAGAACGTGGTCTCTGGGTTGCGAAGAAAAGGTATGCACTCAATGTATACGATAACGAAGGCGTCCGATACAAAGATCCAAAACTCAAAGTCATGGGTCTCGAAATCGTTCGTTCCTCGACTCCAGCACCTGTTCGTGAAAGTCTCAAAGAAGCAGTAAGACTAGCACTGACCACCGACGAGAAAACTCTTCAGGGTTTTATTGCGCACACTCGCATGTTGTTCAATAAGTTTGAACCAGAACAAATTGCATTTCCTCGTGGTGTGAATGGTCTTATGAAGTATACTTCTGGTGCAGACATTTATGCCAAGGGAACACCTATGCATGTTCGAGGTGCGTTAATGTATAACCACCTTTTGCGTAAGAATAAACTAGATAAGAAATATGAACTCATTCAAGAGGGAGAAAAGATTAAGTTTCTCTACTTGAAAGAACCGAATCATATTCGAGAAAATTGCATTGCTTTTATTGGAAAGATTCCAAAAGAGCTTGACTTAGATAGGTATATAGATTATAATACAATGTTCGAGAAGAGTTTCTTGGAACCAATTAAACAAATTATCGAAGGTCTTGGTTGGAAGACCGAAGTAACCGCATCACTGGAGGATTTATTTACATGAGCGATTTGATTGATAGAATTAAAAAGAACAGCACTATCAAGGAGACTAATATTCTCTCTGAGAGTAAGTTGTTTAGTACGAAGGATCTAATTCAGACTGCAGTTCCTGCGCTGAACGTTGCGCTTTCGGGTAAGTTGGACGGTGGTCTGACGCCAGGATTGACCATCTTCGCTGGTCCATCGAAGCACTTTAAGACTGCATTCGCAATGATGCTAGTCAAGAGTTTCTTGGATAAGTATGACGATGGTGTTGTTTTGTTTTATGACTCGGAGTTTGGTGCTCCGCAGTCCTACTTTGAGAACTTTGGTATTGATACCAACAAGGTTATTCATACTCCCATCACTGACATTGAGCAGTTGAAGCATGATATCATGAAGCAAGTCAATGAACTTGAACGCAAGGATCGTGTCATGATTGTTGTTGACTCGGTTGGTAACTTGGCATCGAAAAAAGAAGTCGACGATGCGCTTGACGGTAAGTCAGTCGCAGATATGACTCGTGCTAAGCAGATGAAGTCGCTGTTCCGTATGATTACTCCACATCTTACCATCAAGGATATTCCTATGGTCGTGGTCAATCACACTTATATGGAAATTGGTATGTTCCCCAAGGCAATCGTCTCTGGTGGTACGGGCATCTACTACTCCGCTGATAACATCTTCATCATCGGTCGTCAGCAGGAAAAGACTGGAACTGAGGTTGTTGGTTACAACTTTATCATCAACGTTGAGAAGTCTCGTTACGTTCGTGAGAAGTCAAAGATCCCAATTGAAGTTACCTTCGAAGGTGGTATCAGTAAGTGGTCTGGTCTACTTGACATGGCGCTTGAGTCTGGTCACGTGGTTAAACCGAGTAATGGTTGGTATCAGCGAGTTGATGAAGAAAAGAAGTATCGCCTGAATGATACATATAACAAGGAATTCTGGTTGCCAGTCCTGACAGATAAGACATTCGCTGATTGGATTGAAGGTCGCTATCGTATGGCAGGTGGACAAATGATGGAGAATGAAAATGTGGACATTTCTGACGAAGATATTTCGGAAGACTACGAAAACCTGTAACTCTTGTGGATGCGGGATCGATATAAAAAACGATCCCGCACTCTGTCTGCATGGTGAAGAAAATGGTATTCCTTTCGAGACATACGTTTGTGAACCATGCTGTGAAAAGATTTGCGCTGAATATGACCCTGATTTTGAGGATATAAACATTGTTGAAGAAGATTGAGACAATAATTCTAAGTAAAATGTTCTCGGATGAAGATTATACTCGCAAGATTATTCCTTTCTTGCGTGATGAATATTTCCATGATAGTTCTGAACGTAAACTGTTCAACTACATGAATGCGTTCATTGTCAAGTATAATTCTCTCCCAACTATTGAGGCGATTGAGATTGCCGCACAAAATGATACTACTGTAAATGAAAATGAGTTTAAGAATCTAAACGAGAAATTGACTCAAATGGATTCAGA